GTGGGCAGATAGACGATAAACTTGCTAAAGAATTATTTAATGCAATACACAGGCAAGAGATCATGCCATCCATGCGCTGCTTAATGACAGCGGGTGAAGCACTTGATCGAGATAACATGGCGGGCTTTAACTGTAGCTACATAGCAGTCGATAACCCAAGAGTATTTGATGAGATATTATATGTATTAATGTGTGGCACAGGCGTAGGGTTCTCCGTAGAGAGACAGTCTGTTGCTAAACTACCAACCATAAGTGAGGACTTTTATGAAACAGAAACTACAATCCATGTTGCAGACAGTAAGATTGGTTGGGCTAAAGCTTTCCGTGAGTTGGTTAGTCTTTTGTATTCGGGTCAAGTGCCTACTTGGGATGTCTCTAAGTTACGGGCTAAAGGTGAACGGCTTAAGACGTTTGGTGGCAGATCGAGCGGAGCTGATCCTTTGGTTAGGCTGTTCGAGTTTACTGTTAATACTTTCAAGAACGCTGCTGGACGCAAACTAACGAGTATTGAATGCCATGATGTTGTTTGTAAAGTTGCTGAGATCGTTGTTGTTGGGGGTGTTCGTAGGTCTGCTCTTATCTCTCTATCTAACTTGTCTGATGACCGTATGCGTCATGCGAAGTCTGGGAATTGGTGGGAGACAAATACACAAAGAGCCTTGGCAAACAACAGTGCCGTCTACAATGAGAAGCCAGAGTATGAAACCTTTTTGGAAGAGTGGGTAGCACTCTATAAGTCTAAGGCTGGAGAGCGTGGTATCTTTTCCCGTACTGCTGCTAAGAAACAAGCAGAGAGAAACGGACGAAGAGATGTAGGCTTTGACTTTGGAACAAACCCTTGTAGTGAGATTGTGCTACGCTCTGCACAGGTATGTAACTTGTCTGAGATTGTAGTACGTGCCGATGATACACAAGAATCACTGGAGCGTAAGACACGACTAGCTACGATACTGGGGACACTACAGTCAACACTAACTGACTTTAGGTATGTACGTTCTGTCTGGAAGAAGAACACAGAAGAAGAATGTTTACTTGGTGTAAGCATGACGGGCATCATGGATCACAAGTTGTTATCAGGTAAAGGTAGCTTAGTGACACTGAAGGAAACTTTAGAGAAGTTAAAGAAGATTGCGGTACAAACTAATAAACAGTTTGCTGCTGAGTTAGGTGTTAACCAATCAACAGCTATTACGTGTGTGAAGCCATCAGGCACAGTGTCTCAATTAGTAGACAGTGCTAGTGGTATTCATGCAAGGTTCTCTCCTTATTATATAAGACGAGTACGAAGCGATGGTAAAGACCCTATCTCTGCATTCTTAAAAGATGCGGGTGTGTCATGGGAGAAGGATGTAATGAACACAGAGAACTATGTGTTTGACTTCCCTGTGAAAGCACCAAAGGGTGCAACCTGTGTGAATGAGCTTAACGTACAACAGCAGTTAGATTTGTGGGAGATATATCAGGAGCATTGGTGTGAACATAAACCTAGTGTGACTATATATTATTCTGATGATGAGTTCCTTGCCGCAGGACAATGGCTATGGGAACGACTAGACAGTTGTTCTGGCATTAGCTTCCTACCACGTACTGACCATGTGTATGCTCAAGCTCCTTATGAAGCTATAGATAAGGACAAGTATATGGAACTGAAACGAGAGACCCCATCAGAGATTGATTGGGACAGGCTTGGAGACTATGAAAAAGAGGACACCACTACTGGAACTCAGGAGTTGGCTTGCTCGTCAGGTTCATGCGAAATATAGAAATTGGATAACGGTGTTGGAGGTAGTAACTTGCCTCCACATCATCGCTAACGTCTGGCTACACCTACCGTAAACACTGGGCTGAAAGGTCATGCCCCATAGGAGAACAACAAATGAATAAAAAACCCTTTATAACTATAGAATTAATTAAGTATCTTAAAGGTTTATTCCCAGATACTTTACCAAACCGAAGAGGTGTATCAGAAACTGATATAGCTTTTTTACAAGGACAACAAACCGTCATAAAACGTATGGAGTTTCTATACGAGGACGATCAACCAGAAGAGATTTAATTATGTGTATGAGTCAAAAAGCACCCGCCCCAAAACCAACAGTAGCCCCACCACCACCACCAGAGAAAGCCCCTTCAGAACTTGAGAACGCAATAGACTCAAACGCTACCGCCCTCAAAAAGAAAAAGAAGGGAGCAAAAGGTGTGTTAGGTAGAGGGTCTTCAGGCACACAGGTTGCAGGGTCAGCATCAGGATCTGGTTTGACCATAGGTAAAGGGGCTTAATATGTGTATGGGCGAAGCAGTTATGTCTAAGATGTATAATGACCGTAAAGATAGAAAGTCACGAGAAAAACTTGCTGATAATTATGCAAGCGCCCCCTCAGCTCCTCCATCTCCTACAGCCGATGATAAATTAAAACCCATTGCAAAGTCTAAACCAAAAACTAATATTAACACTGGTATGAATATCGGTGGACAATACTAAAGGAATTTAAAATGCACGATTCATCTATAGCCAAGACGTATGAAAACATGGCATCAGATCGTGATTCGTTCTTATCAAGAGCACGTAATTGTGCTGAGTTAACTATACCAACACTAATGCCCCCTGAAGGACATACAGGAAGCACTCAGTATGTAACCCCTTACCAATCAGTTGGTGCTAGGGGTGTTAACAACTTAGCCTCTAAACTACTAATGACACTGCTACCCCCTAACCAATCTTTCTTCCGATTAACTATCGATGATTTTGATCTTACGGAACTAGGTGGGGACGCACGTGGTAAAGCAGAGGAAGCACTTGCTCGTATAGAACGAAGCGCGACACAAGAAGTAGAATCAAAGGCGATACGTGTTCCTACTTTTGAAGCACTAAAACAGCTTATTGTTAGCGGTAACGTCTTAGTACATATGCCACCCAAAAGCGGGATGAAAGTATTTCGATTAGACCGTTATGTCATACAACGTGACACGATGGGCAACATTCTAAAAATTATTGTTAAAGAATCTATTGCGTATGATGCGTTACCTAAAGAAGTCCTAGAGGCTTTAATGGAAAACCCTGAGTACCAAGTAGATACTAATAAGAAAGAATGTGACATCTACACTTGCGTTAAGCGCGTGGGTAAGAAGTTTGAAGTACACCAAGAAGTGCATGGTATTATTATCCCTAGCACTAAAGGTTCGTACACTGAAGACAAGCTTCCTTGGATGGCGTTACGTTTCATTGCGGTGGACGGTAACAACTACGGACGTTCTTTCTGTGAAGAAATTGTAGGTGATTTAAAATCTCTAGAAGCGTTAACCAAAGCTATTGTCGAAGGTAGTGCTGCCAGCTCTAAACTATTATTCTTAGTACGACCAAATGGTACGACTAAAATGAGAAGTATTGCTGATGCGCCCAACGGTGGTATTATTTCTGGTGATGCTAATGATGTAACTACTTTACAAGCTAACAAGTTTAATGACTTTAGAGTAGCACAAGAAACAATGCAGAAGATCACAGAACGCTTATCCTTTGCTTTCTTACTTAACAGCTCTGTTCAACGACAAGCTGAGAGAGTAACAGCAGAAGAAGTGCGGTACATGGCACAGGAGCTAGAGACAGCTCTTGGCGGTATCTACTCTGTACTATCACAAGAGTTCCAAGTTCCCTTAGTCAACCTCCTTTTAGGTAAGATGCAGAAGGAAGGTAAGATGCCTAAGTTCCCTAAAGACACGTTGAAGCCACAGATCGTTACAGGTCTTGAAGCTCTTGGTCGTGGACAGGACTTAAACAAACTAAGCCAGTTCTTACAAATGTTACAGCCGCTTGGACAAGAAGTTATTCAAAGCGAGTTAAACATCGGTGACTACTTAGATCGTCTTGGTGCATCCCTTGGTATTGATACGCAAGGACTTGTTAAGTCTGATGAGCAGAAGCAACAGGAAGCTCAACAGCAGCAAGAACAGATGCAACAGCAACAGATGATGCAAATGGCAGAGAAGGGCGTAAGTCCTGCTGTCAAAGGTATGTCTGACCAGATGCAACAACAGGCGATGAACGAGGAGGAGTAGATGAGTGAACTTATGGATGCAACAATAAGTTATTTAGATGCTAACCCTCCTGCTCAAGTTCAGGCTGTTGATAGACACCCCGACAAAGCTTTGAGCTTCTACAACAACATTGGCGTTCACGCTGAGAGCGATCATGGTGACCTACCTATTAGGACACATGATAAAAGAGAAGCTCATCTACCTGAAGAACAACGATCCTTTGACGTAGGGTATGGACATAAACTAACAGAGACTGAGCTTAAGTCTGGTACAATTTATGGCATACCTTTTGAAAGAGGTTTAACGGCAGAGAACAAGACTAACATATTGAACAAGGACATGGCGAATAATATAAAAATCGCTAGGGATAGATCTTGGGATAAAAAGTTAAAAGAAAAAGGTGGTAGTTGGGATAAGATAGACCACGGCTTCCAGTTAGTTCTTACTTCTCTAGCTTACAATGTTGGCGGCACGAGAGCAGCTGATGATTGGGATAGGGTTTTAGATGAAGCTCTTACTGGCGATGTTAAACAGTTCGCCAAACAAGCTAGAAGGCAAGATAATAAAAAGAACACCGCTGGTATGGACAACAGGGTTCTTAAAGAAATGTATTATGCGGGGCTTATTAAGAAAGCTTCTGAAGTAAAAGATGTGTTACCGCTAGGTAGTGCAAAAGAAGCGGGCATTCCACAATAAAACAAAAGAGACTATTATGACAGACAACATGAATACACACGAAGAACAAGGCGAATCACAAGAGCACGTAGATGCTATGATTGCCAAAGGTGAGCAGTTAGAGGCGAACAACGATCCTAATAAAGAGGAACGTCCTGACTGGTTGCCAGAAAAATTTAAGAGTCCAGAAGATATGGCAAGTGCCTATTCAAATTTGGAGAAAAAAATGGGAGAAGGGCAAACTGCAAATGATGCAGAAGAGCCTGAAGCTTCTCCCGAAGAAACAACAGAAGAACAACCTTCTGGTAGTGAGGTGCAACAAGCAGTAGAGAAAGCTGGTGTTGATTTTACTTCACTACAAGAAGAGTATAATCAAGGTGGATTATCAGAGGATGCTTACACTAAGTTAGCTGATGCTGGTTTCCCCCAGAATTTGGTAGACAGTTGGATAGCAGGACAAGAGTCTCTAAACAGCGATTACCAAAGCTCCGTCCACAACATAGTTGGAGGAGAAGAGTCTTATGGCGAGATGACAACATGGGCAAGCGAAAACCTCAGTCAACCTGAGATTGCCGCCTATGATCGAGCAGTAGACTCAGGAGATATTGATATGGTCAAACTGGCTGTAGAAGGATTACGCTCAAAGTATCAAGCTGCTGAAGGGTCTGACCCAGCTTTAATCGCTGGACAATCTGCACCCTCATCAGGCGGTAATTATAGCTCTTGGTCTGAAGTGACTCAAGCTATGAGAGACCCTCGATACAAGAGTGATCCAGCCTACCGTCAGTCTGTTACGGCTAAGTTAGGCCGTAGCGACGTACAATAGTCTCTTTATGCCCTCTTCGGAGGGCTTTTTTAAAAGTAACGGAACACAAGATTAATTACCTTTGACCCCTGCGGGGACAATCTAAGCGGA